AACATACCTTTAGAGTTAGTTTTATTAATTAAGTTATCACGTTTAATGTTGGTTAATGCTTGCCCATATAAACTGTATGACAGTGCATTAATGATTGTTGTGTTATGAGATAAAATGTCGTTTGAATAAAAGCGGTGATCGCTAGAATCCACTGTAACATCATACATGTTTTCTTTATGATCTTTTTGTTTAACAGAAATAACAGTTTCGGGTCCGTTTCTTGTAATAACCTGTGAGATATTTTCCTGCAAGTCTTTTACAAAGATCTCACAATAATTCGCATCAAATAATATGTGAGTATCAGCGCACTCAAGAATAATGCCAGATTCAGTTTGAATCTGCCATACTATATATTCGACTGTTTTATGTATTGCAGTCACTGGCCGCCACCCTGAATCAGTGTCAATCTCAAGATTGCTAAGATCGATGCTACTAATAAATTTTCTATCTACTGTTTGAGAAATTGTATGCATTGTTGAATTGTACCTTCTCTGTTATTTTTAAAATCACGTTCCCACACTACTAAAACTTCATATCCTTGCTGTTTGGCAAATTCTATTTTTGACTTGTCTAGTATCCATTTTTCTGAAGCTTGCAGTTTAGTTCTCGGATTTACATACTCCGGAGGATAAATTTTAGGATTACAATGCCAGAAGTCTCCATTGTATTCGATTATTTTATTAGCAACCGCTATGTCATAGACGTATTGTTTTTTAGAATTAATTGCTAGAGTAAGCTGAGCTATGATTGGCAGACTGTTATCAACTTTTCTGATTTCGTTTATTATTTCTCTCTCAGCTACAGATACTGATATTCCTTTTGTGAGTTTTAGTTTATTAATTCTTGCTTTTTCCTCGTCTGTCTTTGCATTTAGCGTTGCCTGCCAGCTATCTTGCCTATCTTGCCAAATTTCCAGACCTTTAGTTTTACCGTGCCTTGCTATACAAATTTCTTTCGAGAAATGTTTCTGGTTAGCTGATACTAATTTCTTTGCTTCATCTTTGCTAGCTCCTCTCGCAGTGTAATACTCTAAACATCTTTTTGACGAGATTTTGCGTACAGTAGAATCGGCTGAAGCACTAGCCCCTTTCTTGTTGTTGCTTTCTTTTGTGCAAGCAGCAAAATCCTGCGCATCGCTATTACTATAACCTTTTTTAATCCAGTATTCTTTTTTAATAGGTCTACGAGAGTTCCGTTCGAAGTCAGCTTCGTCTACTAAATAGTGCTTGTTTGTCGCAGGATTAATTTTTTCTAACCAAAATTCCTGGCTATAAACACTTTTGCAATTTTTCTGTTTATTTTCTTTAGCTTTTACATACGCTTCGGCTGTGCTCCATCCTCTCAGTATCCAATAATTTCTAGTATGTCTAGAGTCAGAAGTAACAAGACCTAATTTGGTTCGAACATATTTTTCTATTTCTTTTTTAGAGTTCTTGATATTAGCCTGAGCTATGTCAGTTAGTAACGTTTGGTATGTGTTGGGTTCTATATTTTTGATAACTGTTTCCATTACTTGCGTGCAGTTATCATTTAGGCTGTTGTTCCATCGCGGCATTGTGTAAATCCCCTATTGTCGTTTCGTAAATTTCACCGGTTACTGTGTTTTTTACTTTTACAATAGTATTTATGCCTAGACACTTGCCCGTACCATTACGTGCACCTGTATCATCACCTCCAAGGTCTACGTTAACGCCTAGTACCAAGGTTAGGTCATCACGGTCAAAGTTAACTGCTTGTGTAGCATTACCTACACTCATGAAATTTTTCACTGTGAGTGTTTTTATTTTAAACATTATTAATTTGTGCCTTAAATTTCTCTAATTGGATACTACTTAAATTTAACAAGTGTGCTCGATTGTGAGTTAATACATCTGTAATTTTATATAAGTCTTGTTTAACATCTTCTAATGGTTGATCAACAAACGTTTTAATAGAATCACATACTGTGTAAAATCGAGACTCAGGGTGTTGAATATCATCATATGACTCATTTATTATAGCAGAAAATGTTTTAAACCCATTCTCTTTAAGAAATTTTAAGGTATGATAAGCCCCAACTATAATAAAAGGTCTCAATGATGCCATTGATCTATAAGTTTTTTCGGTAATATACGGGTAAGGGTAATCAAATACCGTTTCTGCAACAATATCAACTCCAATTTTATTATAAAAATCTGAGTTAAATCGATATTCAACATTTGGTAATCCCTTAACAATAGGATCTTTACAATCTTCTGATATTGAGGCAAAATTAATGTCGCTGTTCTCACTAGCAAACAAATCATTAATACGAGTCGTTGGATATGTGTTTAATAAAGTCATTGTTTGTTAAAATTAGTTTGTAGTGCTATGTTTGGTAATAGATTAGTATCTTTTATAAAATTACACAGTCCTACTCTATGAGACCTTTCGGCCCCTAGCATACATAACCCGGCTTTTTCAATTTTATTAAAATCAAAATTAGTGTTATCGGTATAATTAATAGCTGTACCTAAATCTGTGTTAGACAACAAAGTTTCTATTATAGTTGGACGATCTCTTAGGTGATGGTTGATTAACAGTTGGTTAAATTCTTTTTCAATACCGTGGTGATTAGTAACAAATAGTAATAGGTACAACGGGATATCTTTATTTTTAAATAATCTAATTAAATTTATAATTAGTAACCCCTGAGACAACAGCGGATCATAATAATCAGTGTCCATGTGAACTAATAAAATTCTATCTGATGGAGAATATTGTTCTTTTTTAATATTAGTTAACAATTCCTCTAGATACGGTAAGTTAGTGTCAATGGACATGCAATTCATAGACAACAATACATTAAATTTTTTACTAATTATTTCCTCAGCCTCAGGATGAAGTTCGGTACCTAATATACTCATAAGTCCCTATAAATTTCTAACAACATCTTAGGATCATAGTGATCACTTTCAATGTTAGTCAACTGATTAGTAACAATAGTATCTACTGATTCAAACTTCAACTGTCCAGGCGCAAAGTCTTGTGATAAGTCAGCATTTTTAATAGGTATTAGAGTAAGTTCACGTAGACCATATGTGCCTACAAATGTTTCTCGTATGTAACTAGCTTCTTCGTAACTGATATCAATATCAATGTTTACCCTGGTGTGCATACCTTTGTGTAATAGATCTGCTGGTGCCTCTAATACATCACTGAGTTTGTATACTCTGTATCTAGGTTGATCAGGCCACGAATAAAACTCTGGATCTTCACCCCAAGTTAACACGGTCATTCCTCGGGCATCATCACCAGCATCTGCATAGTTGTGAGGAAAGCAATTACCAGTATAGATAATGTTTTTCTTTTGTTGTCTTTTGTGAAAGTGACCTGTGTATACTGACTCTAAACCTTGGAAGTCTTCTCCTTGTATCTCACCTGTGTCTGGCATTTGTACCATGGCATTCATAAAGAAATGTGGAAGTTCTAAATGACCAAACAGATAACGACCTTCTAGTTTCTTAACTTTTTTATGATCATCACCTACTAGCCACGGTGCAAACTGTACATCACCTTCTTTGTAAAAGTCATTTACTATCTCAACATTAGGAACATGTTTGGCCCATGCCGCACTTTGTACATCTCGTTTGTCTCTATAATATAGATCGTGATTACCAGGAATAAAGAATACTCTGTCGAATGCTTGTCCTAGTAATTCAATTGCTTGTAGACTGTAGTTAAGTGTAACAATGTTGATAGCAGAACGATTGTTGTGCCAGTCACCCATCATGATACAGGTTTCGCAACCCTCTTCTTTGGCCTTAGTGATAAACCATTTGACGAAATTCAAACAGTCTTCGTTGTGTAGCTGGCTATTTGACTTTAATCCAAAATGTATATCTGTCAGAATAGCCGCTTTTTTAAATAGATTACTCAAATAACCTTCCTTAGGAGTTAATAAGTTATTTTGCTTCTGTTTCTTTTTCTTTAGTATCAGCTACTTGCTGTTTGTTGTGCTTCTCTGCTAGTTTAACATCTATTTCACTGTTTTGTCTAGTCCAACTTGGGTTCAATCCGTTCATTTCTAAGATATCATCACGTATTGATTGGTTTTTCTTTTCGATATTAAGGATACGTGTAAACGAGTTAGTAATAGCCGCTGTATAATATGCAAACGGATTTTGTGACTTAGCTTCATCAAATTGTAGACCAATTTGACTTAATTGTAGCAATGCTTGTCCACGCATTTCTTCGTTGTAGGTATAACCTCTCCAATTACTTCGAGTAGCATAACGCTCGCACAGTTTAATAAACATGTGTGCTAGTTTGCCTGTCATTGCTCCGTGATCTTTTGAAAACTCACCAGTTTCTAAATCACCTTTCCAATGACTTTTACCTACTAGATAAGGAGTGCCCTCTTCGGTAATCATATAATGGAAGAATGGAGGGAAATTACATTTAGTGTACACTTGTTCAGTGATACCATAATCTTCGTCTTCTCTGGCTTCTTCAATATCATCAAACATATCTTCTAGTTTGGCTCGTTTTTTTAGCTGTGCTTTAGTAGGTTTTTTGTCAACTAACGGAATATGTTCCCATGTCATTAAACGAAATACTAAACTAGTGTCTGGAATCTCTCTAGGTTTTAATATTTCACCTGTTGCTCTTTTGTGTCGATCAATCACTTCTGCTTTGGCTTCTTTAATTCTAGCCTTATTAATTTTAGCAAGATCGTAAACAATAGCATCCTGTTGATGCTGTGTTTCTTTATCTAAGAATGTACAATAGGTTGCTTTTGATTTATGAATTTCTTTAAGGATATCTCTATTGTTTAGATAGTTTACCTTACGTCCAGTTCTTGTTACTACTTTAGGTTCTTCAGCCACTATATATCTCCTTGTTATACAATTAATTATACAGTCTTAACGGCCCCTGTCAACCTTTTTTGGTTTAGCAATTATAGTGGGTTATTATTATTCCAATAAATAGTATTATAATGAGGAAACAAGATGGCAGAAGATAATATAGCAAATAGTCCGTATGGAACAACAGAACCAGCTCCAGTGGTACCTCCTATACTGACCCCAACACCAGAGAATGCTTTTGATTACGGTTTTGAGAACAATACCAAAGAACAAGCAAATATAAGAGCAACAGACAACGATGCTAGCGATTGGCGGTTCCGTGTACGTTTGGCTCCTGGTAGTCAAGTATTATACAAGTCAAGTGACTCGGGCATACTAGATCCATTAAAATCTACAGATGGTGTTATATTTCCATATACTCCTCAAGTAATGATTAATTATCAGGCCAACTACAATAAAACAACACCAACGCATTCAAACTATGCACAGTATTTTTATCAAAGTAGTGAAATCAGTGATATACAAATTACAGGAACATTCACTGCACAAAGTACTAAAGAAGCAGACTACTTGTTGGCCGCAATACACTTCTTTCGTTCAGCAACTAAAATGTTTTATGGCCAAGACAGCAACAGAGGAACTCCACCTCCGCTGGTATTTTTAGATGGATTTGGTGAAAATCAATTCAATGATCATCCTTGTGTGATACAACAGTTTAATTACATTATGCCACCTGATGTTGACTATGTGCGTACTAGTGGAACAGGTAATGCCACAATTGACCTTAGTGAACGAAGAGTACAGAATAATGGGTACCAAAGTCCGTTGTCGAGGATACTACAGTTATTCAGCCAGGGCGTTAGCAAAGGTGCAGAAAATAGATATTATGGATCAGGTACAGGACAATTAGATCAAACTAATTCAAGCTATGTTCCAACTAAAATAGAATTAACAATGACACTACATCCAATTGTTGGTCGTAAACGGTCAAGCCAAGAGTTTAGCGTTGCTGACTATGCACAAGGACAAGGTATTAGAAGAGGGTTCTGGTAATGGCAAAAGTAAAATACGCATCAACATCTCCTTACTTCACTTCACAAGTTGAAGACAATTATCTCGGAGTAATGCAGAATAGACCAATTCCTAAACAAGCAGATGATCAGATGTTTACGGTAACTATTACCTATCAGCATCGCCCGGACCTGCTAGCTCAAGATTTATATGATGATCCCAGTCTGTGGTGGGTGTTTGCACAACGCAATCCAAATTCAATAGTGGACCCGATTTACGATTTTAAAGTTGGCACAAAAATATTCTTACCAAAGATTTCAACTCTTAAATCAGCGTTAGGTTTCTAAGATGGCAGTAACATCAGTTCAATCTACCCAATACGAAAATCAAGCATCTAGCCTTAGCTCCAGAGCTGTTCGAATTTCAGCACAGGTTAATGTGTATGTTTCTACAACTAATCAAACAGAGATAGCAGGCAGAGAACTAGATGCAGAAGCCCTTGACACACTGAATGCCGTCACAAGTTTTTTAAACCAAGGTGAAGTTAGAGAAGGACAATCTGATCTAGTATACGGTACTCGAGTGATTGACGCTGTAGCACAAGCACGCGAAGCCAAAGCAATTGCTCAAGCGGCCTTAGACACAATTAGAGATTCACTTAGTGACGGTCGATTAGGCTTTGACAAAAAGACAGGCACAAACAGTGTTGGGGAGATTGTCTCAGACGACAAGGCAGGTAGAGAAGAAAGTGCCACAACCCAAACTCCTCCATTGGAAAGTGAATTAAATTCACTTAAAAAAATAACTCCAACTAATGCTAACGAAACACAAACACAGCAGGTCGGTGGACTACCAAGCGATGATCTTGCAGGAACAAAATTTGATGAAGACCGTGCTCGATCTACCGGAGGTAATCTAGTAGGACAAGGTGACATTAAATATCCAGGAGCATTTGAACAAAATATACAAGCAAAATTAAATTCATTAGCCAGTATGGCAACTTATACATATCAGTTAAGCATATACCTAATGACTCCTGAACAGTTTTCTACAATGAGTGCAGAAGAAACTAAGTCTGTAGCAGGACTAAGTTTATTAATGCAAAGTGGCGGAAGTGGCGGTGGTGGACTAGAAGCTGACCTAAACGGAGCTACGCGAAATAGACATTTTGATCTAGACTACTTTATAGAAGATTTAGAAATGGAAAGTCTAATGCCTAGAGCAGTTAGAGGAGCAACTAATCAAACAAGGTTAAATTTTAAAATAGTTGAGCCCTATGGATTTACATTTATAGAACGATTAAAAAATGCAACCAGAGACATCTCTGAATCTACATCAGACTTTATTAAACAACACTACCTAATGGTAATTAGATTTCACGGATATGACGACGAAGGGAATCAAATTAGTTCTCAACCGGCAGTAGACTCAACAGGAATTGATAACAATAGATCAGACAAAAACAGTGTCAATGAAAAATTTATTCCATTTAAGTTTTCTAATATTACTACACGGGCCACTACAGGTGCTGTTGAGTATGTGTGCGAAGCCTTACCAGTTAATCACTTTGAGGCACTAAGTCAAAAGCGTGCAACTATACCTTTCCAGGTTGAAATCAAAGGACAAACATTACAAAACCTGTTTATGGGAACAAGTGATCTAGAAGTAGATACAAAGACTAGCAAAAGGGCAATTAGTACCGGGCTGATGGATGCTTTAAACAAACAACAAAAAGAATATGTTAAGACAAAATCACAGAGCATTGCTGATGAATATAAGGTTACGTTCGTTGGAAGTAATATGGGCTCTCAAAAGGTAATGCCACCGGGCGATGTTGCTAAACCAAGAACAGCTTCTTCTCCGTCAACTACTAGTAGTCTTTTGACTAACAGTAAAGGTCAAGTTGAAAAAGAAACATTTACAGTAAGTGTAACTGCCGGGCAACAGCTACAACAAAGTATAGATGGTATATTAAAAACTAGCCAGTATATTACTAATCAACAAACGATGCAGTACAATGTAGTTAAAAAAGAATGGCAAACCAAAGCCGGCAATCCAGTATTGGCTTGGTATAAAATTACCACAAAACTAGAATCTAAGGGATATGATAAAATAAGAAAAGACTTTGCGTACAAGATTGAGTTTGTTATAACACCACAGCAGGTCACTGACACTAAAAGTCCTGCATTTCCTAAAGATAGATTTAGAGGTGTACACAAGAAATTTAACTATTGGTTTACTGGAGAAAATACAGAAGTCTTAGACTACGAAGTAGAATTTAATGCCTTGTACTACACATCATTGAGCCCAAACTTTTCAAATGAATCTCGAGAAAGCCAACAGTTAGCGGCAGACGAAGCATCTTTTGAACAGGCTAGCGGAGCAGTTGGACCGCCAGATCAAAGCAGTCAAAACGGTGTTGGTGAATCAGCAGACGAAGCGGCTAGAGCGGCCAGTGTGTTGTACTCACCTGTTGATTTTGCCAGAATGGAAATGACCATACTAGGTGACCCTGACTTTATCCAACAAGGCGATATTTTTTATCGAGCAGGAAAAAACTTTAGTCCTTTTTTAAATGACGGGTCATTGAACTATGACAGTCAAGAAGTATTCTGCGAAGTTAATTATAACACCATTGAAGACTATAACGAAGAGACAGGCGAAGCAAAGCCTAAGGAAATACTACTTAAAAGCGTTGATCAATATGTAAGAACAAACACCAAAGGATTAATATATCAAATTATTAGTGTTAAGAATAAATTTATTAAAGGAACATTTACCCAAGAGCTTGAAGGGCTAATGGTAGAGTTTCCAGACAGATCATCTGTTACTGTTGGTAATGTAAAACAATCAAACAACATAGAAAGTAAAACAAAAACAGAAGATAGCACATTTCCAAAAATATTCAGCACCAGAGACGCATAGGTATTAAATAGACATATGGCAGAAAACGTACAAAGAAACAGAGGTCGAGGAACAGCATACAAATTTGACAAGGGAGGAGTCCCATCAGAATTTGGTCCGTTCATCGGTATAATTAAATCTAGTATAGATTCTACTAGAGCTGGTAGACTACGAGTCTATATTGAAGCATTTGGTGGTGAAAACCCAGACGATGAGTCAAACTGGAGAACAGTAAACTACCTTCCTCATTTTTATGGTGCAACACAACACGCAGGTGGTAATGACGGTACAGGAAACTTTGTAGGCAATCGACACACATACGGTATGTGGTTTACTCCACCTGACATAGGAACTAGAGTATTTTGTTTCTTTGCAGATGGCGACCCAAATCAAGGATACTACTCAGGATGCGTTCCAGACCCAGGTCTAGGTCACATGATTCCCGGCATTGCTGGTTCTCCTAAATATGACAAGGCAGGAGCAGCCGCAGGAAGTTTTTATGGTGGCGTAGGATCTGTACCAGTAACAGAAATTAACGGTGAAAATCCTGAAGTATTTGAAGACAGTAGATTTTGGGATAGATCTAAACCTATCCACTCAACACACGCATATTCAATTTTCCAACAAGGTCTAATCAACGACACCATTAGAGGTCCGATATCATCAAGCAGTCAGAGAGAAAGCCCTAGTTCTGTATTTGGAGTAAGCACTCCGGGTAAGCCTATCTATGCTGGAGGCTTTAGTGAAACAGACATTAAATCAAAATTAGAAAAAGGTGAGGTCACTGAAGATCAAGTAAAAGTTATTGGTCGTCGTGGGGGTCACACTCTTGTTATGGATGACGGAGATCTCGAAGGCAACGATCAATTAATTAGAATTAGAACTGCTAAAGGTCATCAAATCACAATGAGTGACGATGGCAACTGTTTTTATATTACGCATGCTAATGGGCAGTCGTGGTTAGAGTTTGGGGCTCAAGGAACAGTAGATGTATTCTCAACAAATTCAGTAAACGTAAGAACACAAGGTACTATCAATTTACATGCTGACAAGGACATTAACATGTATGCTGGACAAAACATCAACATGTTGAGTAAACAAAGGTTAAATTTAGAATCCACCTATGTCAACATAAGAGCAGAAGCAGAATTTAAAGCATACAGTAAATTAAAAATAAGTGTACGTGCTGATCAAACACTGGCATTAGATGCAGGCAAGGTTGGAAGTTTTGATGGTGGAGATAATCTAGCACTAACAGCAGGATGTGTTGCATTAAATTCAGGCGGTAGTATTCCAGTATCACCAGCTACAGCAATACCAAAAAATAAAGTAAGCGACAGTGTGTTTAATAGCAGTGCTGGATGGGAAAGTCAATCAGGAAAACTAGAAACTATTGCAACTAGAGTTCCTACACACGAACCATATCCGTTTCATAACTTAGGTGTAGCAAACTCAGTTAACTTTGGTGGAGTTGCTCAAACACCTTTACCAACTGCTACACAAACTGCACTTACCCAAGTATCAAGTTTTGCACCTACTGGTATTGAGCTAAAGGACTTTACTGCTATTAGCAAAGCATCTGGAAACATTGAAACCCTAAACAGTGATCAAGTTACTGGTATTATGGGACAACTAGCTAAAGACACAGGACAGCGTTATAACGAATTTAGTGCCAATAAAGGCATAGGACAGTTTGGATTAAGTGCTGACCAATTAGAGTCAGCAGGTTACCTAACACCCGGAACAATAGATCGATTCTTAACAGACCCAACAAGCACCAGCACTGACAGTTACGGAAATACAACAACACAACTTGAACGAGTGTTATCTAGTTCCACAGTATGGACTAATAAAGGCGGAGTGTCAGACTTAACATCATTCCTTAATAATGCATCATTACAAGAAGATGCAGTACAGGATGTGTTTGTGGCCAACGTAAGTCAATTAAGAGCAAGCGGAGTAGTTAAAGGTACAGAAACACCCAATGACCTAGGAGCAATATTAAATGCGTCTGTTAGCTATGGTGTTAATGACACTGTTAAATGGGCTAAAGGGTTAGATTTAAACACCACAATAGTTAATGGTATTAAACAAACAGCCAGGAACGCTCAATATGCTGTAGAATTTGTAGATGAAAAAATTACACCAGATCTAAGTGGATTTGGTAGTCCTGGTGGATATTCAGGTACAACAGATAGAGCAGGTGTAGATGCCGCAGGCAATGCGTTAATTAATAACGATAAGATACCTAAACCTAAATATTAAGTGAATAAATACTAACATGGCAACCTACTTTGGATTTTCTACAATTGATAACAGCAAAAAGTTTAGACTAGTTGATTACGAACTAGTTAAACGTGATGTGCTGAATAGCCTCTTGATCAAACAAGGTGAAAAGTTAGGTAACCCTAGTTATGGAACCAATGTGTGGGGTTTAATATTTGAACCGCAGACTGATTCAACTATGAAAGATCTAGAACACGAAATGCGTAGAACAGTTGAGCAAGACCCTAGAGTTAAAGTAGATGATCTACAGGTATATCCACAGCAAAATGGTGTACTAGTAGAACTTTTTGTCACAGTATTACCTACAACAGAAAAGCAAAGACTAAGCCTTTTCTTCAACCAAGAAACCCAATCCGCTAACATAGTATAATAATATACGCAGTTATCTAAAGTGATAAATACTTGATAACAACGAGATTACTATGGCCAAGACTACAAGACAAACAGCAATATTTGGAGCAGAGGACTGGAAAAGACTGTATAAGACTTTCCGTGAAGCTGATCTCCAAAGTTACGATTTTGAAACCCTACGAAAAAGTTTCATAGATTACCTTCGATTATACTATCCAGAAACATACAATGACTACACAGAGTCAAGTGAATTTATTGCACTATTAGACTTAATGGCCTTTATGGGTCAAGGTCTTGCATTTAGAAACGATCTAAATGCCCGTGAAAACTTCATTGACACAGCAGAGCGTAGAGACTCAGTAGTTAAACTAGCAAACCTAGTAGGGTACAGTCCAAAGCGTAATGAAGCAGGACAGGGTTACTTAAAAGTATTAGGTGTGTCAACGACAGAATCTGTAACAGACGTTAACGGGTTTAATCTTTCAGGAGTTAGAGTTAATTGGAATGATTCAACAAACCAAGACTGGTACGAACAATTTACATCTATAGTAAATGCAATTGTATCTGACAGCCAAAGAGTAGGTAGACCTGGTAATACACAAAGTATATTAGGTGTAACCACAGACGAATATGAATTAAATGTTGTAGATGGCTTTTTGCCTGTAGTTCCGTTTGATGGAACAGTAGATGGTACAAATATGTCATTTGAAGTTGTATCAGCAACATCATCAAACAAAACTTACATATATGAACCAGCACCGCAACCAAATGGTCCTATGAGTATGTTATATAGAAACGACAAGCTAGGTTACGGTTCTTCAAACACAGGATTTTTCTTTTACTTCAAACAAGGCGGATTAATTAGCCAAGACTTTGCAGTTTCAGAAAGGATATCTAACAGAACTGTTGACATTAATGTTGAAGGAATTAACCAAAGCGATGTTTGGGTATACGAAGTTACAAATACCAATACATTAACTGAATGGACAAAAGTAGAAAGCATATATGGCGTAGGAGCTACTCCAGTAACTAACGGACAACAGCGTACTGTATATTCAGTAACTGCTGGAACAAACGATCAAGTTCATTTACGATTTGGTGACGGTGTATTTGCTAAAGTTCCAGTTGGCACATTCAGAACATATGTAAGACAGTCAAACGGATTAGACTATATTATTACTCCGGACGAATTACAAAATATTACAATCTCAATACCATACGTTAGTCGCAATGGTCGTAACGAAACAGCAAGTTTTGTTTTAGGACTGCAACAACCTGTAACTAATGCTAAACAAAGAGATTCAATTGATGATATTAAAACTCGTGCTCCAGCGAGATTCTATACACAGAACAGAATGGTCAACGGTGAAGATTATAATAACTTCCCTTACACACAGTTTACATCAATACTAAAATCTAAAGCACTTGGTCGTTCGAGTATTGGTATTAACAGACAATTGGATTTATTAGATCCAACTGGTAAGTACTCATCAACAAATGCGTTTGCTAGCGACGGTATGTTCTATAGAGACTATACTCTACCTAACTTTACATTTACGTTTGTTGATACAAATGATATTGCATCAGTAATTACTAATCAACTTGAATCAACTATTGCGTCAAGACCAATGGTGCATTTTTATAATGATAAGTTTGTAAGACCAAGTTATGCGTCGACAGATATTATCTGGCAACAAAGCACAGCATCAACTAATTCAAGTTCGGGCTACTTTAAAAATGCCGCAGGTAATCCTATAGCAGTTGGACCAATTGCTACCAGTAATACTCGTTATATCGAACAAGGTGGATTGGTTAAAATAGAACCACCAAGTGGTTACTTCTTTGATGCCAACAACAGATTAAAAGCAGGAGCACCAACAGGTGCCAATGAGAGATTAGTTCTTTGGGTAACAGTGTCTAGTCTAACATTAGACGGCACAAGTTTTGGCGGCGGCAATCTAGCTGATGGTAGCGGACCTGTTGTATTAAATGATTTCATACCTACTGGTGCAATCCCAACTGAAGTAATTCCTAAATTTGTAACAGACATACCGTCAGCGACAGAAGCGTTAATGATCGACCAAGTTGAATTATATAGAAACTTTGGTCTAGGATACGATAACACAACTGCTACATGGTATATTATATCATCTGATAATTTACATCAGGATGCAGAGTTTAGTACAAATTACGCTAAAGACACAAACAGACTACAACGAGATGCATCATGGTTAGTGCAGTTTACTACAGACGGATCAACATACACAGTCAAGTATAGAACATTAAACTATTACTTTGCATCAGTGACTGAGAATAGATTTATATTTGATTCCAATGATGCAATATACGATCCTAAGACAGGACGAACAGTTAATGATTTTGTTAATGTAATTAAAACCAACAGCAAACCTGACAGTAATGCATCATTGACCAGCGATATTAAATTAGATATTATTGGTCAGGAAGTAGAAACAGATGGATTTGTTGACAACTTTAAAGTATTAGTAAGTTATGCTGATAGCGATAGTGATAACATTGCAGATAACCCTGACATATTTACAGACATAGTTGCTCCTGCAACAAACGCAACAACCAAAGTTACGTTTTTACAGAGAACCATTGACTTTGATAACTTAGAAAGATACGTACCAATAGCGAGTGGAACAGTTAATATATTGTATGCAACATTATCAGCAATAGAATTAGTTAAAACAGAATATCTAACTGGCCAGGTGTTTTATGCGTCTACAGATAAAAAGTTTTACAAACTAACAGTTGTTGGAACAACCTACACACTTACACAAACAACAGAGTATCAAGTTAATACTGGAAGACAGGATTTGTATTTCCAATACAAACATAATTCAAGTAACAGTAAGAGAATTGATCCTGCAATAACAAACATTATTGATTTATATCTAGCGACTAGTTCGTATTATACCCAATATCAAAATTGGCTTAGGGATTCTACTGCTACAGTTACTAAACCTCTTGCTCCAACAATTGACGAGCTTTCAATTGCATATGCTACACTACAAGATTATAAAATGATCAGTGACAATGTAATTTTAAATTCTGTAAAATTTAAACCATTGTTTGGTAGCAAAGCGGCAACAGAACTTCAGGGCGACATTAAAGTTATTAAGTATGCAAATTCAGTAGTGTCAACAAGTGAAATTAAATCACGTGTTGTTGAGGCACTTAATGAATACTTTACTATAGACAAGTGGGACTTTGGTGATACATTTTACTTCTCAGAATTGTCAGCATACCTACATTCTGAGTTAGGTGACATAGTAAGTTCAGTTGTGCTAGTTCCTAAAGACCCAACAAAGAGCTTCGGTGACTTATACGAAATACGATCAGCACCTGACGAAATATTTGTAAATGCGGCTTCGGTAGATAGTATTGTAGTCATTGACGCACTAACTTCTAGTGCATTAAGAACAGCAACTAATAGTGGAATAATTTAATGATAACAAGAACACGCACAGTTGACCTACTACCTGAGATATTTAGGACAGAGACCAACAAAAAATTCTTATCAGCTACATTGGACCAGATGGTTCAACCAAGCAAGCTTCAGCGTGTTGAAGGTTACATAGGTAAAAAGAACGGCCCAGGAGTAAGTGCAACTGACAGTTATGTTCTTGAACCAGACACCACAAGAGCAAACTACCAGCTTGATCCATCAGTGGTTTATAAAATACCAAACACTACAAGAACAAAAGACCTAACTACATATCCTGGATTGATAGACGCTCTCAATGTACGCGGTGCAAAAACAAATAAACATGATCGTTTGTTCTCAAGTGAATTTTACGCATGGGATCCATTTGTTGATTATGATAAGTTTATTAACTTTGGCCAATACTATTGGTTAGCAGGTGGTCCTGACCCAGTTAATGTGCAAGCTACAGATATAGGACTCACTAACGACTTTACAGTTGGAAGAACAACAAGCGGGTATACGTTATCGGGAACAGCAGGACAAAATCCAACAATTACCTTAGTAAGAGGCGGTAACTATACATTTGAAGTAGAGCAGTCAGACAATCCCTTCTGGATACAAACAAATCCCGGAGCAACTGGTGTAATACCTGGACAAGAAAATATTTCAAGTAGAGATGTACTTGGCGTTACTAACAACGGTGAAGACAACGGTATAGTAGAATTTAATGTTCCGTTAAGTACAGAACAAAATGAATTCTACACAATGACTGACTTAGGCACAGTTGATCTAACAACTGACTTAAGATTTGATCAAATCAACAATGTCTATGTAGATGTGTTCTTAGATGAGCATAAAGGAATTGACTCAATAAGTGATTTAGAAAATCGCACAGTTATATTCTTAAATAAAAACACAGATAGCGACAGTGCATTTAGTGGCTGGAGAGTTACAGATAGATTTGATTCAACTACTACTGGGTATGATGATGGAGTATTTGATGCAACAACTGATGTTACTACACAAGCACAACGATACGGAGTATGGAAAATACAGTATCAAATTGATGCCAGTGAACCAACTAGACCATATATGGTATTATCAAGAGTACTAGACGTACCTAATCTGAATAAGTTTGAAATACAATACGGAACACTTAATGCTTCTAGATATTTTTACAAATCAGCTGAGGGATATTTTGAACCTCAACCTTTATTAACAGCAACACGTGATATACTTTATTATCAAGATCAAACTGATGCTACTAAATTTGGTGTAATCAAAGTAGTAGATGAAATAGATGCTACCTTGTTAGATGTTGAAGACGACATTGTAGGCAAAGTAAATTATACTTCTCCCAATGGAGTTACATTTACCAATGGATTAAAAGTACAATTCCGCGGTAGAACAGCACCTGCTATCTATCAGGATCAAACGTATTATATTGAAGGTGTAGGTACTGCAATTCAATTGCTTGCAGAAACAAATTTTCAAACTCCAGAACCGTTTTTAGATGATGAAACATTACCATTTGATACTACTGCTTTTGATAGCGGACCATATGATTCAAGTTTGAATGCACCTAAGAGTCAAGATTACTTTACAATTAACAAAGCTAGTAAAGATCTTAACCCCTGGACTAGAACCAACCGTTGGACACACATTGACGTTATTAACAAAACAGCAGAATATAATAATACAATTGCAAATTTAGATCAAACTGTAAGAGCTAAACGTCCTGTATTAGAATTTAAAGCAGGCCTAAAACTGTTTAATTTTGGAACAGAAGGCAAGGCACCAGTTAACATAATTGACTTTAATCAAACAGATGCCCTCAGTAACGTTAATGGAAAAACAGGATATAGTTTAGACGGTTACAACCTAGTAGACGGAGCAAGAATTATATTTGCTAATGACACAGACCCTGAAGTTAGAAATAAAATTTATCAGGTTTCTATAATAGATGAAGACGGGGTAACTAGTACTAGTAAAATAATTAATCTAACTGTAGCAACAGACGGGGAAATAGCTACTGACAACACAGCATACTTGCTTAGTGGGTCAACACTGCAAGGCAAGAGCTATAGGTACACAGGCATTGTTTGGACAGAAACACAACAAAAAATAAAAGTTAATCAGGCACCGTTATTTGATATATTTGACAGCACAGGCAACAGTTTAGGTAGTCAAACAGCTTATCCAAGTACAAACTTTACAGGCACTAAGTTATTTTCATATGCTGAAGGTTCAGGAGCACTAGATCCAATATTAAATCAGAGATTAAAATATCTCAGTATTAATAATGTAGGAGACATTGTATTTGATAACAATTTAGAAAGTGATACTTTTGTTTATACGTCAGACTCTGTTAGTAATACCTCAGGTATTAATGTTGGATTTGCTCACGCTTATTCAGATAGGACTACATTTGAAAAAGAACTAGGATGGAAAAAACATCTTAACAAATCAATACAGTCACAGATAATAGCATTTACCTATACAGGTGTGCCTTTGGTATGTGACATTCCAGCCAAAGCAGTAACAGATAATGCAGTTGTTGTATTTGTTGATAATGTATTTTATAACTTAAACAAATACACTTACATAACTACAGAAGATCAAACAACAATAACATTTGCATCTGACCATGTACCGTCAACCGGTGCAAACATTGAAGTGCGTATTATTAGTGATGTTGTTAGCAAAACAGGATTTTATCAAATACCAGACAACCTAGCTAATAATTCACCTAATAACACATTCACTACAGTTACGTTAGGTACAGTAAGAAATCATTATGTTGATCTAGCACAGAATATTCCAACTCTTTCAGGTGCAGTGTTAGGTATCACCAATGTTAGAGATTTAGGAGATGTTGTACCTTACGGTAATAGAATAGTGCAACAAGGCTCACCGATAGAGCTAGCTACTACGTTTGTTAGAGATTCTAATATTAACTTCTTTGACTCAATGGCATACGCAGGCACAGAATACGAAAAGTATAAAAACAAAGTAATTGATGCTATTGCAAAAAATGACTTTTTAGGAACAACCGCACAGAAATTAGATAAAGCATTAGCGTATGTTAACGCTAGCAAAGAATCAACACAGCCATTTTACTGGAGCGATACTATTCCTTCCGGTGACGTGTATGCCGAAGCAACTTACACAATTACAGCAATTGATGACGAAGTCTTTGACCTAACAACAATATATGATTTTACAAAAGCAAACTATAAAGGTCTACTAGTTTATAAAAATGATATACAATTAATAAAAGATATTGATTACTCAGTGGCAATAGATGGTGCTAGATTAACAATACATGCTGTGCCCACCGGTCTTGCAACTCTAGTAGCAGGCGATGTGGTTAAAATTAGAGAGTATGCAACAACATACGGAAGTTATGTACCAAGCACTCCTACCAAGTTAGGATTATATAAAAAATACAAACCTGAGATATATTCAGATGACACCTATGTTACTGAAACAAACGTAATACTAGGACACGATGGTTCAAAAGTACTAGCATGGGGTGATGACCGAGACAACATACTTTTAGAGTTTGAGAAACGCATCTACAACAACATCAAATGGACAGGTGATATTCCGTTGTGTGCTGAAGATGTTGTGCCGGGTAAGTTTAGAACAACTGATTATACTGAAGAAGAAATTACAGAAATACTAGGAACTAGTTTCTTAACTTGGGTAAGCTGGAATAGATTAGATTATAAACTACAAGATTTTGAGCAAGACGACACACGGACTTGGAATTACTCAAAAGCTAATGATACTCTAGATGGCGAGCTATTACCAGGACACTGGAGAGGAGTGTTTAACAAATACTATGACACAGATCTTCCACATATAAGACCATGGGAAATGATAGGCTTCTCAGAACAGCCAATTTGGTGGACAAGCAAATACGGCCCTGCACCATATACATCAGGCAACCGTGTTTTATGGGATGATTTAGCCGCTGGACGTATCTGGGACGGTGTTGATACATACTCAGTAGATACTAAATTTATAAGAACTAATTTAACAAAAGTTATTCCAGTAACTGATGAAGGTGCAATAAAAACACCATTTGATGTTATGGTTAAAAACTATGACAATCTAAGTCTTAAAAAATCATGGGTACAAGGGGATCAAGGTCCGGTAGAATCAGTCTGGAGGAAATCTAGTTCATACCCATTTGCTGTAATGAGATTGTTGGCATTAACTAAGCCAGCAGAGTTTTTTGCTCTTAACGCAGACAGAGACTTATACAAATACGATACTGCTCTAGGACAATACCTTTATAACGGTAGAACAAGAATTAAATCAAGCGATATTAGTATATACGGTGAAAACAATCCTAAACATTCATATATCAATTGGTCAGTTGACTTTGCTCGTAAGCAAGGAATCTCGACTAGCACAGAAATTGCAGAACTGTTGTCAAATATTGAAATACAATTAACATATAGACTAGCTGGATTTAGTGATAAAGAGTATTTAAAAATCTTTACAGAAAAGACAAGCCCAAATTCAAACAACACAAGTTTGCTATTACCAGACGAAAGCTATGAAGTATTCTTGTACAACAATGAAATATTTGATCAAGTTGAATTTAGTTCAGTTATTATACAAAAAACAGCAGACGGATACGCAGTCTATGGTAACAGTAAACTACAGCCATACTTTACTATATTCACTAGCATACCAAATGGTAATTATAAAACTATAAAAGTTGGTGCTAAAGATGTAAGAGTATCATCTGACTTTAGTGATACTGAAGTAAAAATACCATATGGTTATGTGTTTACTAATACTAGTACACTAAGTGACTTTTTAATAAGTTACGGCCGTTGGTTAGAATCTAAAGGCTATGTGTTTGAAGCTAGAGAAAATGATTATTTACTAGACTGGTATCAGATGATCCGCGAAGCACTTTACTGGAGTCAGCAAGGGTGGCGTAACGGTAGCATCATTAACTTAAATCCAAATGCTAGTAAGTTACAAATTAAAAAAACACAAGCAGTAGTCGCTCCAATATTAGGGCAAGGTGCAGATGACTTTATACTAAATCAAAACCTTAAAGGTATTACCAATGATAGGTTGGTATTTAATAGACTCGATAATGTATTTGAAGTTCAAACAACAGATGAAAATGCTATAGCATATATCAATGCTAAGTTTACAAGTTATGAACATGTATTAGTATTTGATAACGTGTCAATATTTAATGACTTAATTTACGATCCAACAACAGGGTCAAGGCAACAGCGACTTAAAATTAACGGATACAACACAGGCGATTGGACTGGACAAGTTGAAGCACAAGGATTTGTGTTTAATCTAGACAATGTTGGTGAATGGACCGGAACAAGGTCATACTCTAAAGGTGACATTGTTCTTTATAAAACACAATATTACTCTGCGGCAGAACATGTTGACCCAAGTACAGACTTTAATTACAGCTTATGGTTAGAAACAGAGTACGATCAAATTAAAAAAGGTCTACTACCTAACCTTAGCCTTAAGAGTGATCAAATTAAAGACTACTATGATAGCAATGTTGCTAACCTAGAACAAGATGCAGATCAATTAGGATTTGGGCTGATTGGATTTAACAAGCGTGACTATTTAGAAAACATGAACTTAGATGATATCAGTCAGGTTAATGTTTACGAAAACTACATAAGCAACAAAGGTACAAAACGTGCTGTTGATTTATTTAAATCAGCTAAGTTAGAAAAAGAATTAACTGACTATTCGGTATTTGAGAATTGGGCAGTTAAACAAGGTGCGTATGGTGCTAACGCAAATAGAAGCTATATTGAATTAGAAGCAAGTGAAAGTTTGTTAACTGGTAATCCAAGTACAATTAGTTTAGTAAACAATGGTGCTACATCAACAGCTGATCAAACAGTAGAACTAGGCAACATTTATAGACAAAGTTATAAAGTTAATCTTGCAAATGGCGGACCTCTGAGTACTATCTACTCTAGTGAAGTTAACGATCTAGGATTACCAACAGCTGGCTACGTTAACATAGATGACATTAACTTCCAAGCATTCGACTTAGATGATCTTGGCATACTAACACCTTATCTAGAACAATTGCAGGCGGGAACTACAATCTGGGTAGCTAAAGATAACGCACATAACTGGAACATATACAGAGTTAGTACGTTGAATCAAATAATAACAACAGCTACTGATAACTTAGACGGAACATCAACACTTACATTCAATGCTCCACATCAACTAGCAAAGAATGATCTAGTTGTAGTTAAATATTTTGATGTTGCTGTAGATTTTGCGTACAGAGTAGTATCAACTCCTGGTATAGATAAAATTACAGTAAACTTATCACTACCGACAGATGTTTCTACAATAACAAGCCAAGGACTGCTATTTAAATTAAACTCAGTCAGGGTTACACAGCCAAGTGACATACTTAATTTACCTTTTGTTAACTCACTAAGTGTCGGTAACAGAGTGTGGGTAGACAACAACGGTCAAAACTTATGGACAGTGTTAGAAAAAAGATGGCCATTTACAGCAGAGTCAAGTTTAACTACTTTTACAACAGTAGCTGATACAAACTTTGGTGCCAGCGTAGCACAAAATAAAAATAGTCTGACTGCACTAGTAGGCGACAACCTCCACAATTCAAGTAGAGGAGCAGTATACTCGTTTGTTAAAACAGCTGACGACGTGTATGCTGAAAACTCAACACTTACACTAGCCGGTACAACCGGAGTAACTGGTTATGGAAATGATATTACGTTTGCTAACGAAATATATGCAGTAGCAGGTGCAAGTACTTCCAATAGTGGACAAGGATATGCAGTTGTTATAAAACAAGCAAATAACACTTCGATGGTCGAACACCAACTGTTAGTAACACCAGACGGCAATCCAACAAGCCTTGGACGTTTTGGAGATGCTGTTACAATTAGTGAAGATGGTAGATGGATATATGTTGGAGCACCTGGCAAGAGTAGAGTGTATGGTTACCAGCGAGTTGACAGACAATTACAAAGAGCAACATTTACAGGCGACGGCAGTACTAAAGGATATAATATATCCAGCTCTATTATTTCAGCAGGCAATGCTAAAGATCAAATTACAGTCGTTGTAGGAAATTCAATAATAGCTGATGATGGTTACACATTTGCAGGTAATGTTATAACTCTAGATGTTGCTCCTAAGGCAGGACAGGGAGTTAATATTACCAGAAATGAGACATTAACACTCGCAGGTGATGGATCGACACTAGAGTTTGACATTACAGGATTATACACAGTAGATGGATTAAATTCAATACAGGTATTTGTTGACGGTGTATTACAACGTCCAGAATTAGATTATTCGTTTGGTGCTGATAGTTCATTGACATTTGCATTTACAGTAGCACCAGCTGGTGCCGCTGTTATATCTATTAGGTCAGCAGATTACTACGAGCATGTTACAACTATAGCCGGAACACTAGGTGATAGATTTGGTGATTCAGTATCAACCACTACAGACGGTAGACAAATTATCATTGGTGCTCCGCTAGCAACATCGGGTGTGATAGATCAAGTAGGTAAAGTATACGTTTATGATAGAGACGTTCAACGTTTCCAACAGACTGTGGCCTCAAATAAAACATTTACAGTAGATCAAACACCGCAAGGCAGAGCTGAAGTTTATGTCAACGGTGTTTATCAAACAAACAGTACTAGATACATTGGCGGAACATATACATTTACTACTAAAACAGCTACACTAGCAACAGCACCTGCATTAGGCGACTTTGTTGATGTTGAAACTAATAACGTACAGCTAGTTGACACAATAGAAATGACAAATGCAAACCAAGGTTCGTTGTTTGGAAGTAAAGTTAAAATATGTCCAACTAACTGTTCAGTGTATGCCAGTGCACCGTCAAGCAATCAAGAAGTTCCTGAAGGTGGATCAGTAACAAGAGCTGTTAACCAGTCAAGACTTTACGGAACAATTACAGGAACAGTAGCTACTCCAACAGTAGTATCTGGACACAAAATAAGAATTAATAACTATCTTGTAACCTTTACAGGCACATCATTGGCTCAAGTAGTTACAGATATTAACAATGCTGATATTCCAAATGTAGTTGCAACAGCAACAACAGGTGATAAACTTAACATTTCATTGATAAATGTAGATGCTGGTCCTGTAGCAAACAAATTAGTAATACTACCGGCAACCAATGGACTTACTCCGTTGACTGCACTAGGATTAGATATATTTGCTGTAACACAAACAATAACAAATCCATATCCTAGGGAATATACAAACTTTGGTGAATCAATATCAATATCAAGTGATGCATTAACTCTAGTAGTTGGATCTCCAAACGGAGCAAGTAATTTAGAAGTGACACTTGACGGGGGTATAACAACATTAGACAGTGACCATACTGAAATTAGAGATATACAGACACAAAGTGGTGTAGTATATACATTTGATTACTTGTCATCAGCTAGCGATAGCATAGCATCTCCAGGAAAATTTGTATTTGGTCAACAGGTAGTTGATAATAATGTTTCAGAACTGACTAAATTTGGTCAAGCAGTTGACTACACGTCAGGCAAGTTGTTAATTACTAGTCCTGCACATAAAAATGTTTCTAGTCAGGTAGTTGGTAGACTAGTATCATGGAACAATGCTCTAAGACAAACTGCATGGAAAGTAATTAGAGAAGAAGAAAAAGTAGTCGATGTTAGTCTACTAAATTCTGCATTTATATACGACAAAAACGACAAGAAGGTAAAAGCAGAACTAGACTTTATTGATCCAATACAGGGCAAGATACTTGGGGCAGTCAGACAAAACTTAGATGTTGTTGGTGCTGAAGATCCAGCAAGTTACAATGTTGGGTCAGTAAACAATAATGGCATGACATGGAATAATGAGTATGTTGGCCAAGTATGGTGGAACACAACTAATGCACGATTTATTAATCATTATCAGGGAGATGTTGACTATAGATCAAAAACATGGGGTCAGCTGTTTGTAGGATCAACAATTGAAATTTACCAATGGGTAGAAAGTATACAACCTCCAGCAACCTATACAGGACAGGGAACAGTTTATAATACAACTAGTTATAGTACACATACTCGTGTTTCTGCTAGTGGAAATATTGAAATTGTTTATTATTTCTGGGTCAAAGACATACTAACAGTTGCACAAGAATATAACAAAACACTTAGTGTGAAAACTATGAGTGAATATATATTAGATCCTAAAGCTAGTGGCATTGCATACTTGGCACCAATTGCACCATCATCATTTGCAATGTATAATTCTAAAGAATATCTTGTAGCTACAGATAGAGTATTACATGTTGAATTTGACAAGATATCAACAGACAATAATGTTCACGTTGAATATGAATTAATTAAAGCTGGTGATCCTACAGAATTTTTAAGTGCAAGTCTATATAGAAAACTAATTGACAGTTTTACAGGTGCTGATAGTATCGGATTTAAAGTTCCAGATCCAACTCTGAGTGTAGCAGAATCGTACGGTGTGGAATATAGACCTAGACAAAGTATGTTTGCAGACAGGTACATGGCCTTAAAAAACTACATCATCAGAGTAAACAGTGTATTTGCTAAACATACTATGAGTGAGATGCGTAGCTTTACATTGCTAAACAGTCAAGAAGCTGAACCAATAACTGGATCAGGGTCATGGGACAAGCGTTTACTTACATATGATGAATTAACATATCAAAATCTTATATTAGTGCCGACAGGATACAAATATCTAGTTGCCAATGATGGCCAGAATAATAACTTATGGACAATATATGAAGTTCAAGCAGACGATAGTTTATTATTAGTCAGAGTTCAAAATTATAAAACATCAAATTATTGGACATATATAGATTGGTATGCCACAGGATATTCAGCTTTAACCAAACCAATAAACGAAGTTAGTACATATTCTAGACTGGCCACAGTTGAATCAATAACATCAACTGGCGACATTGTTCAGGTAACTGCTAACAGCAACGGTAAGAGCGAAAATTATGTTAGAACAACAACAGGATGGACTCGTATTAGCTTGCAAGACGGAACAATAGCTATATCAACATCGGTGTATGATTATACTCTTGGTAGAAATGGATTTGATGTTGAAGTATTTGATGCACAATACTTTGATGCAGAGCCTGTAGTTGAAACTAGACAAATCATTAAAGCAATCAATGATGAACTATTAATTAATGAATTGGCAATAGAAAGAATAAATCTAATAACTCTAATGTTTGAATACATTAAGAGTGAACAGACTAGCGTTAACTGGCTAGTAAAAACATCATTGGTAGACGTCGAACACACATTAAGAGACCTTCAGGAATATGATATCTATCAAGTTGATAACCAAGAGTTTGTTGAGAAATATATCAATGAAGTTAAACCATATCACGTTCAAATAAAAGAATTTAATTTAAAATACCAAGGTGAAGAGTTATTCAAAGGTAGCACAACAGACTTTGATTTACCAAGCTATTATGACAACACTTTAGGACGTTTTGTAAGTCCTAAATTATCAACAGATGGGCTACCAGGTAGCTACGCCAGTGACAACGCTATATGGTCAACATGGCCCTACAGCCAATGGAATGCAAACCACACACTGTCTATAGATTCAGTTACAGTAGTTAATGGAGGAAGTGGATATACAGTAGCACCAACAGTGTCAGTAACAGGTACTGCTACAACACCAGCAACATTTAAAGCAATAGTAAATACAGCAGGAGCAGTTACTAGAGTTGAAGTTGTTACAGCTGGCGCAGGCTACACAACAACGCCAACATTAACAATAAGTGGTGCCGGAACAGGTGCAACAGCAATAGCAGTAACTAGCCCAGGAACAGTTAGATCATACAACACTACTATCAAGTATGATAGGTATGAATACAAAAGTGAAATTGTAGACTGGACAGCATCCACTGTTTACAACCCAGGTGACCTTGTAAGACATAACAATAAAGTTTATGAAACAAATAACGCAGACGATAGTTCATTAACAGTTACGCAAACATTGTTTGATCCAGATGATTTTACTTTAGTAGATGCTAGTACACTTAGTGGCGTAAACAGAACTATGGGACTATATGTTCCAGCAGTTAGTGAGCCCGGATTAGACTTAGGATTGCTAATATCTGGTACTGATTATCCAGGAGTTCAGGTCAAGGGACCATTGTATTCACAAAATACAGGTTATGACATTGGTAACTTTGATGTTAATCCGTGGGATAACTTAGACTTTGGTCCTGAAGGTGAAGTAACATATTCTGAATCGTTGCTTGATACCAAATACGATCCAGGAACATACACTGATACATACCTAGGAACACTAGCAAGTGATATAAATGTTAGTGGTGGTGCGTTTATTGACACATACTCAAGTCATTCGCCACAAGAGCTAGTTCCTGGATCAGTGTTTGACACACTAAACATGAAAGTGTTTACTCGTCCAGGCGCAGATACTGACAACAATGGACATTCAGCACCATTTGGCAGTGAAAATTGGGTGTATGACGGAACAGCTGACACAAGAACAATTAATTTTAGTACACTAACTACAAATCCATTTGCTGTTAGGGCATTAAACATTACTACTGGATTAACTCTAAGATTTGAATATGTAACACCAGCGGCAGGTGCCGTAGACTATACCATTGATTGGTTAAACAAAACATTAACATTCACTGGTACTAATATATCAACAGGTGATATCCTAAGAGTAGAGAGCTATGGTATTGGCGGTGGAAATCAGTTATGGGTTGATAATTATTCAGTAACTGATCATTATGTAGATGCATCTACGCTTGTGTATATCGATGTTCCTGTTAACTTTGAACAAATTTATGAAGCAATGATTAAGTGTAATGGTTCTAGAATTACAAACTATACATTTGCAGAAGTTGACGAGTATACAACCAGAATTACATTTGGAACAAGCGGAATTAGTACAGTTAAGTATTTTGGTACTAGTCCACTAGTTCCGGGCGATTACTTACATGTTGCAATTTTAGGTTACGAAGGTGACGCATCAACAGTGCCTGGATATGTAACACATGATGAAAGTTTAGTACATACATCAAGTCATCCAAGTTCGCAATACTTTGATGCTACTGGTGTTGTTGAATATAGTTTGACACAAGACTTCCAAAAGTTTAATCCGTATACAGCAATAGTAGAGGTTGACGGAGTAAGACAAACTCCACCTGAAGCATTGCAATTTACTAGTGACGGATCAAGTGCAGGTCCTTTCTATCTACATTTAACAAATTGGAAAACAGCAGAAAATATTTTCCAAAGTTTAATAGCAGACAACGAAGTGCATGTGTTTGTGGGTGATAGACAACTTAAACTATATGAAGATTTTACAATATCGGCAATAGACGAAAGTTCAATACGATATATTGCAATGACTGTAGCACCTACAGTAGGTGAAGTAGTTACAGTGTTTGTTGAAACTGCGTCAGGATACAAAATAAATTATAGCGGTGAACCGCATAGTATTGATAACACAATTGTGTTTGACACAGCACCTACTGTAGGATCTAGAGTAGTTATAACCTCAGACAACAACACCAGTGATTTAGATCTAATCAATAGAGCATTTAAAGGACCAACATCAACAGGTGTTGAAACTGTTGTAGGATACGATGCTGACACCTTTGACGAAACAACATTTGATGAAACAGTTGGGTCAACAGTTGATCTGAGTATATATGATTTAGGTAGAGTTATTGCTCGACCAGACAGACTACAGGTTACAGTAAACGGTTATAGAAAATATTATGGCAGAGACTGGAAACTAAATCAAAATTCAGAAACTAGTATTGAATTTTTAAGTGCCGACGTTGCAGACTTAGATGTCGTTGTAGTACGTATGCAAAGTGAAAATGTTGTTCCAGACAGATTAGACTTTGCTATATTTAAAGATATGAAAGACACTAATGCAGTTTATAATATTAATAAATCGCATGTTACTACATTAACAACAGCATTAACCGCTGATGCTGATGAGATCTTGGTATTGGATGTAACTAAATTAAGCGAGCCAGATATAACTAATAATGTATTTGGTATTGTTGTAATCGACGGAGAGCGTATTACTTACAGAACAAGAGATGTAACAAATAACAAAGTTAGTGGATTACGTAGGGGGACAGCAGGAACATCAGCTACTAGTCATGCAATTGGAGCAACAGCGTATGACTATTCAGTAACAACATATTTAAATTATAGTTATAGTCAAACATGGTATGCACAACCTACTAGTGGTGCAACTGCTACTGATGGTAAGGCTTTACAGAACACAAACACGGTGCCAGCTAAGTTTCTTAAGGGGCAGTAATTAAGGATGGATAAATATAGTATGGAACATACAACTGAGCAAGAAAATATGGAAGAACAAATACAACAACCAAATGAGAATAGTGGAATCTTAATTCAAGGCCACTTAAAAATATTTGATCCTAACAACGAAGAAGTGTTTGTAGATAAACGCAATGCTATTCATTATGAAAACTTTTCAAAAAGTCTGTCACAGAGCATGGCTAATAAAAATTTAGGATATGTTTATCAGATGGCATTTGGAAATGGCGGATCAAGTGTAGACACTACTGGTGTTATTACATATTTGCCACCAAACGTCAGCGGTACTAATGCTGATTTATATAATCAAACATATCAAAAGATTGTAGATGATACATCTGCGGCAAATACAGACACAACAAGAAATAAATTAACTGTTCTACACACAACTGGCAAAGTATATACAGATATTTTAGTAAGTTGCCTATTAGATTACGGAGAGCCTAGTGGACAACAGGCATTTGACAATTCAACAAACCTAGACGGTGATTATGTGTTTGATGAGTTAGGTCTTAAAACTTGGCAAGGTTCAGCAAGTATTTTAGATTTAGTAACACATGTAGTGTTTCACCCAGTACAAAAATCACTAAACAGACAAATTCAGATAGATTACACTGTACGTGTGCAGACTCTGACCAACCTAAGTACCACTTAATAAACACAATGAAAACTTGGTTATACATTAAGCAACATAATAAAACTGGGCTAAAGTACTTTGGCAAAACAGTTAAAGATCCGGTATTGTATAACGGATCAGGTAAGCGGTGGATGAATCATTTAAAAGTTCACGGTCCAGATATAACTACAGTATGGTATCAACTATTCAGTAACAAAGATACATTAGTTGAATACGCATTAAATTTCTCTGAGAAAAATAACATTGTTGAATCAGAAAAATGGGCAAATCTTAAACCTGAGAATGGTCTTGATGGTAATGTAGCAGGGAATAAACATAGTAGCGAAACAAAAAATAAAATAAGCAGGAACACTATAAATACGCACAAAGGGCAAATTGCGTGGAACAAAGGCAAAGCAATGTCAGCAATACACAAAGCTAAGGCTGTAGAAGGACAAGAGCAGTACCGCATTGCTAACCCAGACTGGTATGAAAAATCGTTTGGTAATCCAGCAATTAGAGAAAAGAGAGAAGCAAAAAGATTAGCAGTAATTTGTAAACCTGTTTGTGTAGATGGAACCATATACCCATCTGCTACTGCAACAGCTAAAGCACTAGGATTAAAAAAGATAACGCTCATAAAACGAGTTTTAAGCAAGAATTTTGAATCATATGGATATTTAAGCACCACTTAAATGTGCTAACATAATAGTTCTGATAAATAATACAATAAGGATACGGAGTATATAAACGATGGCATACACAATTAATCAAACAGATGGAACCATATTTGCTACATTAGCAGATGGTACTATCAACACTACAGGATCGCTGACATTAGTCGGTAAGAACTATGCAGGCTACGGTGAGTTCTTAAACGAGAACGTGCTGAAACTATTAGAAAGTGGTGCTAACACTACATCACCAAGTGCACCTTTAACAGGCCAATTATGGTTTGATAAAACAAATGGACTGCTTAAAGTTTATAACGGAACACAATTTAAAAACCTAGGGTCTGCAACAGCGGCAACAAGTGCACCTACATCAGTAGTAACTGGTGATTTATGGTTTGACACTACAAACGCACAATTAAAAGTGTATGATGGATCAGCCTGGATATTAGTTGGCCCGTCATTTACAGCAGGTTCAGGAACTACAGGTGCTATAGTTAATACAATTGAAGATAATGTTGCAGTTGATCATGTTGTTGTTCAGATGTATGTTGAAAATACCATTGTTGCAATGATTTCAAAAGACGCAACCTTTACTCCAGGTGCGGCAATTACAGGTTTTGCAACAGTTGGACCTGGTGTACAACTAAGCACAACAGTTTCAAACGCAGTGTTTAAAGGTTCAGCAACAAACGCACAAACATTAGATAATTTAGATTCAACAGACTTCTTAAGTGCTGTTGGTAACGATACAACATCAGGTACACTAGGTGTACTTAATGATACTGGTCTAGCAGTTGGTGTAGACAGTGACCTAAGAGTAAGCGTATCCGGCTCTGATGTTACTATCCAAAACCAAACTAGTGACGGTGACGTTGTACTTAGAGTAAACGACGGTGGAGTTGCAACTACAGTTGCTACACTTGATGGTGCTACAGGTACATTACAAATGTCAGCAGACCTACTTAACGCACAAGCAGACGGTGTTGGTAACATTGGTAGTTCATCAGTTGGGTTTAATACAATACACGCTAAAGCTACATCAGCACAATATGCGGATTTGGCGGAACGTTTTGAAGCAGACACAATATACTCAGCAGGAACAGTTGTTGAACTAGGTGGTGCAAAAGAAATTACAGTAGCACAACAAGATTTAACAGATGCAGTATTTGGTGTTATATCAACACAAGCGGCCTATTTGATGAATGGATCAGCTGGATCAAACGAAACACATCCAGCAATTGCTATGTCAGGAAGAGTTCCTGTTAGAGTAATAGGTAGTGTTAATAAAGGCGATAGACTAGTTTCAGCAGGTAACGGGCTAGCTAGATCAGCAAGAGAAGGAGAAGCCAATGCCTTTAATGTTATTGGCAGAGCATTAACAACAAAAACTACAGTTGAAGAAGGCACAGTCGAAGCGATTGTGACCATATCCAACTAAATAGCATATAATAGGAAAATAACATGGCATATACAACAGGGCATACTATACTAGATGACGAATACAACATATTCGCAACCGGTAACGCGGCAGGAACAGGAGACAACGGCACCGCAAATTTAAATACTCTTTGGGGCACAGGAACCACAGATTGGGGTTACGGTGAAACAGGAATTTCAGCAGTGTCAGCTGGATCAACAGTCACAGCTACACAGTGGGAAACACTAGTAGCTAGAATGGAAGCCATTGCGGCACACCAAGGTTCGTCAGTTACAGCAGTTTCAACAATTAATGCTGGTGACACTGTTACAGTACTGGCAAACTTCCAAACAGACATAAACACTATTTGGGCTAACAGATTAAATGCGGCGGCTTCGGGGACACCAATTACCTCAGGTGGCGCATCAGCAAGAGCAACAGCCTGGGCAGGCCAAACTGGAACGCAAACTATTGCAACTACACAACGTGTAGCATTTGCTTCAGCTAACGCGGCTAGATATTGGTTCAATGCAGGCGGCCTAATTACTTTTACATTTGCACGTAGTGGTGGTACAGCAAACGATAAAAACACTGAATGGGCGGCGCTATGTACTGACATGGGTACTGTTACATTTAGTGGCAGTGATTCACATACTGTTGCGGCCACAGCATATACAGGTACTACACAAACAGGTGGTGCGGCAGGTGGCGGCAGTTCAGCTAAATCAACACTTGATTTTAATGCACTAACAGCTTCATTACAACAGTTGATCATTAAGTATTCAGACGGAGCTCCATACACAGCTAACTACATTAAAATAGAAGCATTGACATCAGGTGCTAACTTAGATTTTACAATAACAATGCAAGATGATGCGGCAGATACAGCTAACGCGGCATATCCAACTGGAGGCAACCAACAAGCATTAGACCAAGTTGACGGTACAATGACAGTAACAATGACAGCAGTTCCACCAAGTGCCACATACGCAACATCAGCAAACTGGGGGACACCAACACTATCTGTAACAGAAGCACTATAAACTAGATAGTTTGATAGAATTGATAAAAGAGCTTTTTTCAAAGCTCTTTTATTTTGGCCATAAGTATGTTATACTTCTATTATGACTATACTATCAGAAAACATTAAACAACGCTTTGATCACGAAGCGGCCAAACAAACTCGTCGAGAAAAGTATGAGGCCAAACTCATATTTGCTTCTTGTGGAGGTATGTGGCGTGCAAACCCTACACTAATTACCTTGCTTACCAGCATTGAAGACATTGATAACCCAGTGATCTTAGATCTATACGGCAACCCTGTTAGTATTAACCGCATAGAATTGTTAAAAGAAACTAAACAACGTTGGCAAGAACAAATGAATGCTTGGTTAGTTGAATTAACAGAAATAAGTCAACAACGATGACACGGGGTGTTTTAATCTATGCCTTTAATAATGGCGAAATAGACTATGAAGCTATGGCTAGATGGAATGCTAAACGCATCAAACGATTCCTTGGGTTAGAAACCACAATCATTAGTAATTCAGAACATGCCTCTGCGGGCGGTACTAGAACATTTGACGGTGTTAAATCTCAATGGCTAAATGCTAGTCGTAGCAATGCGTGGGAAGACAGCCCTTATGATGAAACTATAGTGATTGATGCTGATTATATAGTAAACTCAGATGTACTGCTAAAATTGTTTGACAGTCCGCAGAGTTTTCTTATACATCAAACTGTTAGTGATGCCTCAGGTAGAAACGCTTTTAGAGGACAAACAGACTTTGGTCAATTAAAGTTTCCGCAAAGCTGGGCCACAGTGTTTTACTTTAATAGAGATGGATACAATAAGGCACTATTTGATATAATAAAAACTATTAAAGAACACTACAGTCATTTTGCTGAAATATACAAATTTGCACACAGGCCTTTTAGAAATGATTATGCTTTTTCAATAGCACTAGGTATGGCATCCGGGCATGTTGTGAGTCCGAAATATAGCATACCTTGGCCGTTAGCAACTACATCAACAGATGTTGCAGTTTCAGTTGACAATGATGTTATTAACTTATCGTATAAAAAGAATAATAAACAAATGAAATGTCAAGTTAAAGGATTAGACATACATGTAATGCACAAGAAATCAATGGAGGCAATTAGTGCAACCAGTTAAAGCAGAAAGAGGTTATTTAATACTGGCACAAGG